AGTTTTATTGTGATAACATGATAGTATACTAAATAAAGGAGTGAGGTTCATGGACGAGATTGTTCAGCTTATTTCAAACGTGGGCTTTCCTATTGCTTGTTGTCTTATTATGTTTTTCTATGTCAACAAATCTGCGGAATACCACAAGGAAGAGATTAGCAATTTGACGAAGGAATACAAGGCAGAGATTTCCGAGCTTTCTACTGCTATCAATAACAATACTTCTGTTATGCAGTCTCTTATCAACACGCTCACGACTAAATGACTGAGCAAGAGCTGAGAACGTCAGTTTACAATTTCGCTCAATCGTGCATCGGCCTTAATGAATACGACGGCAGTTATAGAAAAATAATTGACGCCTATAATAGCTACCAAACAGATGTAGGAGGCCCGACCGTTACTTATGCTTCACCGTGGTGTGCAGTGTTCGTTTCATATGTCGGCATTGCTTTAGGCTTAACGGAGATTATTTTTCCGACAGCCTCTTGCCCTTACATGGTAACGCTATATCAGAACGTTAACCGATGGGAAGAAAATGACGCTTACGTCCCTCAGATGGGCGACATTATTCAATACGATTGGGACGACTCCGGTTCTGGTGACAATCAAGGGCAACCAGACCATTGTGGTATTGTCGGAGTAGTTGACACAGCGAGTAACACATTCACTGTGATTGAGGGAAATAACGGCGACTCTGTTAAGCTGACAGAACGCGCAGTAGACCAGAAGTCTATTCGCGGCTACTGTTTGCCCGATTACGCAAGCATGGCCTCTGAGGGGTTAGAGTGGGTAGCTTACTACACTAATGAACTCGGCAAAATGACGGCAGATGCTATGAGGAATAACGCACGTATCATCTGGAATTATTTTGGTGCTCTAGGTTGGTCAGTCAATGCTGTCGCTGGTATGCTTGGCAATATGCAGCATGAGTCACAGCTTAACCCGGCGCAAACAGAATTCGGCTTTGCACTTGGCAACCCATTGGCAGGTTACGGCCTTGTTCAATGGACGCCCCGCACGAAGTTCAGCGATTGGGCAGGTGATGGATGGGACGACCCGGCGCTATGCGGCGACATGGAATTAAATCGCATTAAGTTTGAGTATGATACGAATTATCAGTTTGGCGATAATCCATATTTTCCGTCGTACACGTATACTTGGGAAACTTTCATCCACTCAACAGATTCCCCGGCTACTCTTGCTGATACATGGTTTGTTCAGTATGAACGCCCTAATGTTGCCTCGTGGAACGAAACTAGAGGAATTCGCATGACCTATGCCGACAAATGGTATACCTACCTAACAAATCTTCCAGCCCCACAGCCCGCCCCCAAAAAGTCAAAGTCAATGCCATTATGGATGATGATAAATCCATACGCTCGATTCTATTAAGGAGGAATTTTAATGTGCTAACCCGCGAACAGTTTCAGACGATTATCGGAAAGTATGCTACTGCTGATGATGAAGATACGCTCAAAGACGTTTCCGACCTCATGACTACGTTCGACGAAATGTCTAACCCGCAGTTGCAGCAGGAGCGTGACGAATACAAAGAAAAGTATGAGAATGTGGTAAAGGAATACAAAGACCGTTTTCTTACCCCGAATTCTCCGGCAGACCCCAAACTCCCGGAATATGAATCCGATGAAGATGAATCCCCGGAAAAATATGATGACCTGTTTTCTTGAAAGGAGTAATTGCTTATGCCTGTTAAGCCTAAGATTAGGACGCTTACCACGTCCGCTGCGGATATTCTGAATGTTATCCGCAATAACGCTTCGGTCGATTACCGAAATTATGTTCCCAAAGCTGACGCAAACGATGTTGAATCTGTTCGCACGATTGGCGCGATTATCATGGATTATCCGGCTCTCCAGAACGAATTCCTGAACGCTCTGGTTAACCGCATTGGCCGCGTTATGCTCACGTCGAAGATGTACTCTAACCCCATTGCGTTCTTCAAGAAGGGCGTTCTTGAATACGGCGAGTCCATTGAGGAAATCTTCGTCAATATTGCAAAGGTTCAGGAGTTCAACCCTGATATTGCCGAGCAGGAAGTTTTCAAGCGCGTTGTGCCTGATGTTCGCGCCGCCTTCCATATCATGAACTATCAGAAGTTCTACAAGGCAACCGTTACGCAGGAGCAGCTTAAACAGGCGTTCCTGTCGTGGGATGGCGTGACTGACCTTATCGCTAGAATCGTCGATTCCATGTACACGGGCGCGAACTACGATGAGTTCCTTGTTATGAAGTACCTGCTTGCTCGTCACATTCTTGATGGTCGTGTGTACCCCGTCACTGTCCCGACCGTGACTGCCGAAAACGCGAAAGCGATTGTCACCACCGTTAAGGGTGTGTCCAATAAACTTACGTTTATGAACAGCGAGTACAATCCCGCGGCCGTTCGCACTTTCACCGAAAAGGGCGACCAGTACATGATTGTCAACTCTGTGTTCGACGCAACTATGGACGTGAATGTCCTTGCTTCTGCTTTTAACATGGACAAGGCTGAGTTCCTTGGCCACCGTGTGCTGATTGATGGTTTCGGCGACCTCGACATTGCCCGCCTTGGTGAAATCTTTGCTGGCGACCCGACATACCACGAACCGTCTCAGGATGAGCTTATGGCTCTTAACGCAATCCCGGCAGTTATTGTCGATAAGGATTGGTTTATGGTGTTCGATATGCTGACGCAGTTCACTGAGCAGTATAACGGTCAGGGTCTTTACTGGAACTATTTCTACCACGTGTGGAAAACGTTCTCGGTGTCCCCGTTCGCTAACTCTGTCCTGTTTGTTCCGGGCACTCCGTCTGTCACTTCCGTCACTGTGTCCCCGACTACCGCATCTGTCCCGAAGGGAGGTAGCGTTTCGCTTTCCGCTGTGGTTGTTACTGAATACTTCGCCCCGCAGACGGTTGTGTGGACGAGCAGCGCAGAGGACGTTAAGGTTTCGGCTGCTGGTGTTGTCACGGTTGATGCAGATGCAAAGTCCACTACTGCTACGATTACCGCGACTTCTGCTTTCGATAGTACGCAGAAAGCAACGTGTACTGTCACTGTTAAGTAACTCAGTTACAGACGAATGGCTACGGCGTTAAAATAGTAGTCGGGTGGGTTGGAGGGAAATTTATAAAAGGCAGGTGGTTTCATGTCGATGATTGTTCCGAATTCAGAGGTATTCATTCTAAAGAATGTCCCTCTTGAACCGTCATTCGACCACACCATTTGGTTTGATAGCGCAGACCAGCAAGCTACGGCATTTACTACGTATGCGTTTGCTTTCTATTTTGATAAAGTTTCATATCAGCGTTATCCTAGGCCATACATTACTTTGGACAAAACTGTCGATGAACTACTCGGTTGCAATTACCTGATGTTCCGTAATACTGGTTACGGCGAAAAATGGTTTTATGCGTTCATTACGCAGGTTGAGTATATCAGCAATACGACTTCGCGCATTTATTATACTATTGATATCATGCAGACGTATTTGTTCGACGTTAATGTTGAGCAGTGCTTTGTTGAGCGTGAGCACGCCATGACTGACGCGATTGGGGATAACCTTATTCCAGAATCTTTTGAGCTAGGCGAATACGTGTTTGATGCAGATTATTTTCCGCAAATTTTTGAGAAATCACATTACACTATTTGTATTCTTGCGACGTGGAAAGCTACGTACAAAGATCATAAATGGGTGATTGAGGATGCTTCAACTGGCGGTGTCGGCGGCGTTGATAGCGGTATTTATACAGGACTAACAAAAAACACTTTCAATTACGATCCGGATAACCCGCAGTCTGCCCCGCAAAGCGCAAATGCTGTTATCGAAGCAGCAACAAAAGCAAATAAAGCAGATGGCATTGTCAGCATTACTATGTACCCAAAGTTCTTTACTAGCTGGTCAATTACTGGTGACTTGGCTGATGGGCTTGTGCCTTATAAAATGAATGGCATCCCTGCTTTTACAGGCACGTTTGATGGCTATAAGCCTAAAAACAACAAACTTTACACTTCTCCGTTTTGCGGCGTGTATGTAGATAACCTACAAGGCAACGCGGCAAATTACGCCTATGAATATTTTACAGACCGTAAACCGCTGTTTTATATCGTGGGCGCGTCTAATGGTAATTTGGAATGTTCTTCTATTCCAATTAACTACAAGGGCTTGCCAGCGAATTATCAAGAATCGCTTATTATGGGCGGTTTCCCACAGTGTGCGTGGAACGTGGACACTTTCAAGGCGTGGATTGCGCAAAATAAGTATGCTATTGCTGCTGGAGTTGCTAATACTGCTATTGATACCGTCAAGCAAGTGGCAGGAGCAGTCGCTGGCGTAGGCTTGGCTAGTGCCGCCACTGGTGCAGCGGCTCAGGCTGGGAATGTTTCGCAATTTGCCGGGGCTTCTGCCAATCAGATGGCAGCTCAACGGAATTTGACAGAAGTAAATACATCCGCTTCTGGCGATGTTCTAAGTAAAACAATCAATCTTGTTGCACAGGTTAAAACGGCGTCCACTCAGCCGAACCATTCTCGTGGTCAGCAATCTTCTAGCGTGTACTGCGCTTTGGGCGTTCAAGGTTTCCACTATATGCCTTACCGTATTCAAGGCCAGTTCGCCCGCGTCATCGACGATTTCTTTTCCATGTTCGGTTACAAGACGAACCGCCTTAAAGTCCCCAACCGAAACGGCAGAAAAGCATGGAATTACGTCAAGACCTGCGGCTGCACACTCACCGGCAGTGCTCCCGCAGACGCGACCGCCGCGCTTGTGCAGATTTATGACCGCGGTATTACTTTCTGGCGCTGCATTGACCTGTCTGCCGGAAACCCGTTTACGCGCGTAGGCAACTACTCGCTCGATAACTCGCTTTAAGTAGGTGATAACAATTTGAGTAAACCATACCGAAACCCTAAAGGCTCTCACTCGCGCCAGTTCTGGGAAACGGCATACGACAACACAACGCGCTATCAGTTTTATTTTAATAAGCTAACTGAAATCTCTACGTCCCTGTTCACGTGGGAGAATCTCCCGCCGAGTGTTGACCCGCGCTTTTTGGAGCTGTGCCTGTTCTCGACTGGTTGCGCCGTGTTCTTCAAAGACGATGTTCTTTCAGAGGCCGCACGTCTTGAGGGCAAAGAAGATTATGACAAGCAGGGCTACCTTGCATTGCGCGTAATGGCGAATGGCCCGTTTGACGTGTACAACACGCCAATTAACCGCGTGGCATACGCATCAAGCGTTGGCAAGAACCAATGGAAGCTGGATAACACTAACTCTGTTCTCGTCTGGAATAACCGCCTGAGACTTCCGTCCGCTTATGAGGCTTGGATTTACGCTCACCGCCTAGAAAACATTGACCGCGATGTTGATGTTAACGCAGCGGCGCAAAAAACTCCGGTCATTGTTACGTGCCCCGAATCTCAGCGCTTGACGTTTAAGAATCTTATGATGCAGTACGATGGTAATGTCCCGATTATCTTTGGTGACAAAGACCTGAACTTGAATAACATTCAGGTGCTTAATCCGGGCGTCCCGTACACGGCTGCTGAGCTTCAAGACCTTAAACGCGAAATCTGGAATGAGGCTTTGGCAATGCAGGGTGTCCCGAACCTTACCATTTCCAAACGTGAGCGTCTTGTCACTGATGAAATCCAACAGGCGACTGCTGGCACGTCTGCTTGCCGAATGTCAAAGCTAGAAGCACGTCAGCAAGCCGCCGAGCAAATCAACAAAATGTTCGGCCTGAATATTAAAGTCTCTGTCAACTCTCTTTATACGTCTGGTATTTCTGATGATGAGGGCAACAGCGTTGAAGATTGGCTTGACCCTAATCCCGGAGGCAACGGGGGTGAATCAAAAGAATGAGTTTGTACACTACGCAAGTAAGATTCATTTGTGAATCTCTGGTAGATGATACTACCAAAACCATTGACGAAATAATTGGCGTTGCCGCTCCTAAGATGTTCCCCATTGGCAGCACGGGTAGAGAAGATTCACCGTTTAAGCGCTGCGTCATTCCGTGGGAATTTGTTGATGAGCCTACCACCTATTATATTTGTAAGCGTATCCTTGCCCACTATTATACCCGTGAAATCGGGTGGGAGACGGCGGCGCTTTGGGTTTTCCACATGAATGAGCAGCTTGCCGAAATTGCGCCGTACTATACGCAGCTTGTAAAGTCCACTTTCAATAGCATTTGGGACTTTACGGCTGAGGACATTGAAGCGTTGTACGGCGACACCGACCTTGTGCGCACGTTCACAGGCGACTACAATGACAAGGCTCTTGGTGGCAGCACAAATAACAACACTATTACCGCCGATAATTACAACCTCGATAGCGACACACCACAGAATGGCCTTGTGTCCGTGAAACCCGCTGAGGACGCTGCGGGCATGGCATACCTGTCCTATGCTCGCCGCGCGTTGGTTGACCAGAAGAACGGCAACACCGAATCGCACAATGAAACGTCTGACCGCAAAGCCAATACCACGGAGACAATCAAAGGCAAATCCGGCGGCAAGGCGAGAATTGAACTCATGAAAGATGTTGCTAATACGCTTATCAACATTGAGCGCAGAATGATTGGCGACCTTTCAAATGAATTTATGAACGTATGGTAAAGGAGTGAAGTTATGGACACAGTTAATATGTTGAATACCATGAGATTTTACTGTCAGCCCATTCTCCCGCTTGTGTATGACGAAAGCATGAGTTACTACGAAACCCTTTGTAAAGTAGTTGGCCAGCTTAATACCACAGGCGAGACAGTTAACAAACTCAATGAGGGCTTGACTAACGAAATCGCTGATAGGCAAAAGGCAGATGCTCTTCTGAACGACCGCCTGAAAACCCTTGAAAGCACAAACGCAAAAATTCATTTCATGGCTTTTGCCGGTACGCCCCCGCATAAGGCTAAACCTGTTCTAGCCATGCCGACAAGAGACGAATTGCGTCAGTGGGTAACAGATAGGGGCATGATTGTTACCCTATTGGAAACCACCGATGAAGGGCGTAATATAGTATATGCTGCGTCATGCGCCTATAATGCCCCAAATTGGGAAAATGCATCATTTGATGGCTTTAATATTATCGTCCCTATCAGTACAGCTTACGACAGCGAAGGAGACTACGCCGTTCGTCAGAAAATTGCAAAAATCACGATTCCGCCCGCTTCTGCGGCTTCTCTTGATGAGGAATGGGGTTTGCAGATTATCGAGATTAACACCCCGTATACCTCTGCCGAGGGTATTGTTAATTTTACTGCCACATCGGACGGTGAAACTGTGACAGCTAATATCACCCCAGCAGACTTTATCAGGATGTTCGATGCAGCTAGCGTTACAAGCAAACTTTGTGTCGGCGTAAACGCTAGACTGAATTACAATGCGCTTGAACTTGGCTCTAGCGTGGCGACTGTTTATGACAATTCCACGGCTAAACGTGAGGTTAGAATTACCTTTATGCCCGACCCTCACGCGGGACGGCGCGACTATGTTCCTAGCGAAATCTTTGATATAGTAAATATTGTCGGTGACAAGGATGCAAATACGTGGAAGATTGAAACATTCGGCACTGAACTGTTTGATTTTCAGAGATATGAAGGTTTCCGGTTTACTAGAAAGGCCGGAGACATTATTGAAGCGGCCGAAGATTGCGACCCGGCAAGCGTAGCGCGGTATTATAATGACTTCCATGATAAGGACTATCAGAACTTGCCTGGTCACTTGATTGATGCAGTCGATAATGCAGATTACTGGAACGGAATATTTGATATGTACGACGATAATCACATGACGTTTACTTTCGTCACGTCCAATTATGCTACGGCTTCCGATAAAATGCTTGTTCGCATTATCGAGCTTTCTGCTGATGCTAATGACTCGGCATGGAAGTATGGGGTGAAGGAATTAGACCCCATTACTGTAACTTCTACCAAAGTTACATCCTTGGGCTACGATGCGTCAGAAGGCGCGACAAAATGGACGGTTATTTTTGACGAAAGTTTTGATTCCATTCTTGCGAACCTTGCGGCGAACAATCCGATGAAATTCAATATTACTTTGCCCGACAGCACTACCGGCTTGTCTGTTTCGTTTAATACTGGCTATGTGTCAGCAGGTAATGACAGTGACTATATTTTTACAGGTACAGTTGGTAATTCTCCTGTCACGCTGAGTATTACTAAGCTTGGCTCTGCCACTGTGTATTTGTTTGAGTCCTATCTCCCAAGCCCGAACCCGGACGACTCCGACAGCGGAAAGATTCTGTCCGTTAATGGCCATAAATGGGAAATGCAAAAGCCCTCGACCAGTTCTCTCGAGGATGGCGCTGTGACTACACAGAAACTTGCAGACAGGGCCGTGACTGACGCCAAACTCGCAGACGGCGCAGTTACTACGTCGAAAATTGATAATGCGGCCGTGACTGACGCCAAACTCGCAGACGGCGCAGTTACTACGTCGAAAATTGATAATGCGGCCGTGACTGACGCCAAACTCGCAGACGGCGCAGTTACTACGTCGAAAATTGATAATGCGGCCGTGACTGACGCCAAACTCGCAGACGGCGCAGTATATGGCTCTAAGATTAAGGTTGGCGGCATGAGGAGCGACATGTCAGAATGGTGGTCGCCTACGATAAACATTTCAAAATCAGGAAAAGTTACAATTACAGACAAATACTTATACTATTTTCCGGGGCTTGATGCTGTTTATTTTAGCTTGACGCTGATCGGCTTTGAGGACACCGATATTGCAAGTATCGTGGGCATCGACATGGACGCTTCTGCCCCGATTAACGGAATCTCACTTCTGCCCAAAATTGCGGTTGGGTTTCCTGCGCAATTCTTTGTTCAGTCCGTGACCGGCCTTTCTGCCATCTCTATGGTTTCCCCCGCCTTTCTTAGCGAAAATGGTATGCTTGGCATAGTCCTGACCGAAGCCGCCCCGGGGGCTGCAACGACTTATGCCACGATTAATGGGTGGTATCTAGTTAATAACCTTAGCTCTAACTAATTAACAACTTAACAAAAAGGATGGATGGTAACATGATTATTATGAAAGAAGATGAGTATGCATGACTACTGCTGACCTTCGTGAAATTCTCGTTGCAACTGCCCGTGCCTATATGGGCGCAAATAGTTACAACGGACAGAAGCAGGAAATCATCGACATTTACAACAAAAACCAGCCCAGACCCAGAGGATACAAAGTGCAGTACAGTGACGCTTGGTGCGCTACATTCGTCAGCGCTATGGGGTACATTGCGGGTTTTTCCCGCATTGTATTCCCGGAATGTTCTTGCCCCGAAATGATTACCAAATATATGTTTGCCAACTGCTGGGAAGAGCGAGACGATTACGTGCCAAAGCCGGGTGACATTATCTTCTACGACTGGGATGATAATGGCCACGGAGACTGTACCGGAGTCCCAGACCATGTTGGTATTGTAGAAACCTGCAATGGCTATAATATTACAGTTATTGAGGGCAATAAGGGCGACACTGTTGGCAGACGTAATTTGCTTGTCAACTCCCGCTACGTGCGCGGGTACGGTGTACCAAATTATTCGTTGCTTACTGATGATAAAGACGAACCTGAAACTAAACCTGAAAGTGAGGAAGATGAAATGGTTTATCACAATCTGAATGAAGTTCCCGATTGGGGGAAAGATACTATCAAGGCTCTCTGCGATTGCGGTGCTCTTGGTGGTGTCGGTAATGGCGACCTTAACCTGAATGAAACTCTGCTTAGAGCGCTTGTTGTAATGAAGCGCTATATGGATAGGAAGTAAGCCAAAATGGAAAGCAAGTATTATGATGGCACAAAGCTGCTAAGCCTGCTAGACATTGACGGGAACAAGCCCGAAATCTATATCTGCACAAGCAACAGAAGTGCGGGCAAAACCACATGGTTTAATCGCTATGTTGTGCGTAGGTATATCAGGGGCAAGGGGAAGTTCTGCCTTATCTATAGGTATAAGTATGAGCTTCAAGACTGCGCCGAAAAGTTCTTCAAGGAAATTGGCTCTCTCTTCTTTCCAGATTATACGCTGACACAAGTTATGTCCGACAGTAAAGCGTTCGTGCATCTAATGCTTGCAAAAGGGGAAGCGGATGCTGAGTGCTGCGGTTACGCTGTGGCACTCAACTCCGCTGAACAAGTTAAGAAATATTCGCACTATCTGAATGACACTACAATGCTGTTGTTCGATGAATTCCAAAGTGAAACCGGCGTTTACTGCGCGAATGAAATGAATAAGTTCATTTCGATTCATAAGTCTATCGCCCGTGGCGGCGGCGAGCAGAGCCGGTATGTTCCGGTGATTATGATTAGTAACCCTGTTAGCGTGCTTAATCCCTACTACTCTGCTATGGGTATCAGCAGTAGGCTGAACGATAAAGTTAAGTTCATGCGCGGGCACGGGTTTGTGCTGGAACAGGGGTACAACGAAAGCGCAGCGAAAGCACAAGCTGAAAGCGGGTTCTCTAAAGCGTTCTGTAATACAGCGTATATCGGATATTCTGATAGCGGCAAATACCTGAGCGATAATCAGGCATTCATTGAGGAAATGACCGGCAAGAATGTTTACCTGTGTACTATCAAGTATCATGGGAATGAGTATGGCGTCAGGGAATACCCAGAGGCTGACCGAAACGGCAGTATGCTTTATTGTTCGCCATCTGTTGACCAAACACACCCCATTAAAATCACTGTCAATACAGATGACCATGACGTTGATTACATTCTGGGAGGCGGCTTTGACAGCCTTGTGCTGCTACTTAGGCATCAATTTGAAATGGGAAGATTCCGTTTCAAGAATCTTGAAAGTAAGGAAGCGCTTATTAAAACTATCTCTTGCTAATATGGTATCTACTCCGCGCCACTGTTGTGACACACTAGGAGGCTACCGGGTGAAACTGGCCTAGTGATGATTATCGGTTTTAGCAACCGCGCGGCAGCAAGCAGAGTTCTAGATATAGATATACCCCCTACGTGATTGTAGGGGGTGTATTTTTATTCCTCGCCTTCCTTATTGCCTATTACGGCTATCAGGTCAGCCAAATCGCTGATACTAAACCTGTAGAAAGCAGTAGTATAATGAACTCTGGCTTCCTTACCACAATAGTTGCATTTAACTTTAAGGTCGTTAGGATAAAGAAAAACCTCAGCCTTTTCACCACACTGACAAAAGGGGGCTTTCACGTCTGGGATTGTTATTCTCATGGGTTACTCCTTCTTAAATTCAAATGTCGTATCTAACAATACTACGCCACCCGGAATACGCTTTGGGCGTAGTTTACCCGGGACGCATAGACCGGGCTTGAAGTCTTGAATAGTTCTGGTTTCTGATAGAAACTCGCGCTCCATGTCGTTTTCCGGTTTAATGCCCTCATCTTCACCGCAAGATTGCAGGAAAAGTTTCTTACTGCGAACAGGCATACCGGCGCATTTTAGATCATAAAAGGGCTTCACTTCCTCATGGTTTTCTCTGACTACGTGCTCTAGGTATGTTTTCTGGCGCTGGAACAGCGCATAGTCCCACTCGCTTTCACACTTCCAACAGCCATATGTGCGTGGGTGCTCTGTGATTCCTTTAGCTTGACTTGGGGCACAATTAAGGTGTATACTGTCAGTGTCGGCGTAGCAAAAATGTTCATAGTTTGCTTGTGCCGCACGAATGGTATAACATCGGGCATAGCTAGTAATGGCCGCGCCGATAGGGATATAACCGGGCTTCTTTTCTTCGGCAAAGCAGGACGTAAAACCTAGAGCACCGTTCTCTTTTTCATAGCCAACCTTAAAACTGCTATCAGGCGATGCAGCCATTTTGCCATACAAGTTATTGGAAAACAACTTGGCTAGGAAGCGAATACCCCCCGTGCTATTCTCCTTAATTTCTCTGTATTTGTTAAGGTACTTGTCGAACATACCTTTTTCGGTGTCGAAATAACAGCCATCTAGAATCTCTAGATATGATACATAGTAGTGCTCGTTAAACAGTACAAAATCTGAACAGGTCATAGTCAACGTGACTACTGCGGGCACACGGTTGCCCTCTAAGTCAATATAGTGACTATCATACTTACCTGTTTTACGATTATAAACATCCGACGTAAACAACCACTCTGTGCCTTTATACAGGGGATTGCCTTTTATTTGAACTGTGGGTAGATAGCCTTCACGGAGTCGGAAGCGCGCTCGGAAGCGGACAAAAAAGTAGCGTGGATAGAGCGTGCCGTCTGGTAGACGTTGATGCTTGGCGGCGTTGGGAATGTAATTGCCGCTCCAAAATCTGGGTTTGAAAGCTGGGTAGTAGTTTCCCGACATTGAGTGCATGGAAAAGGGGTATAGGGAATTAACGTCATAAGTACAACCGCCTTTCTGTGGTTTTCCTGCGAAACTTGGGTTTACATAGCACCAACCGCCTTTGTAGGCGCGCTGGATATAACGACCAACTGACGGAGAACCATATACAGATTCATCAAGCTCCATAGCCCACACATCTGGGTATTGGCATTTAAAGTCCTGCGATGTTCCTTGGGTTTTCTTGAACTCATCAAGGCAACACGAACCGATTGTGAGCTTGGTGTGCCCCTCGGCAAATGTTGTTTCAAGAGCTTCTTTGAGCACTAACACGTCGTTGGCAATATACTCGCGCTCGTCATGCGAAATATAGCCGTGTGCGTGGCGTTCGCCCTTGTATTCCATTTCTAACTTCTGGTGTGGGGTATTAAATGCCTTGCCTAGAGCTTTGAGAGACAACGGCAGCAGTTTAAGACTATCACGAATTTCTAGAATTTTACCTTCCTCGTTTTTAATAACAATGCGATACCATACGCCTTGTTTATCCGCGATATTGTAGGCAATAGACGCACAAGGCATCTCTTTTTCTTTATCCCAGACCGTTCCGGTAAAAGGGTTGTCTCCTGTGTGGACATACGCTTGCTTCCACTTGCGTTGACAGATATAATAATCTAGAATAAACGCACCGTCAAATTTAAGGTTGTGAAAATAGAGAATTTGCCATTGATAGGGACGAGCAAAAAAGGCATCAAAGAAATCGCCAATGGATGTTTGTATTGTTACATCATCTGTGGGGTCGCCAATCTTGGCGTAGGCAGCAGACCAAACTTCTGTATATTCTTGGCCTTCATACGTGCTAGTTTCAAAGTCGCACGCAAACATTGGGCGCTTCCACTTATATGAGGTAGTCCTCGCCTCTTTCGGCGTCCTCTTCATCGTTCAGCCCCCTCATTTCCTCTATGGTCATGCGATACTTGGCTGGAAGATATGCATTCATTTTTGCGATAAAGGCTCTGGCCTTTTCGGCATCGTAGCGGAGTTCAATGTCCGGGAAAATACCAGCGTCGGCGGCATTTAGAATCATTTGCGCCAAATCACGGCGCGGTGCGGTAAATTTCAAACGATTCCACCATGCAAGCAAAACACGACCGCCAACTGGATTAGCGCCATAGTCGGCGCGATGGGACGAATCCACGGTTACGCTAGAGGCCATTGTTTCAAACATATCATCGTATGACTGTATAATAGCGTCAGCCTGCCGTAGCGTTTCATTATCTTCCTCTTGGTCTGTAACAATATTTTCGCGCCTGAGCGCGTTTAGCTCCTGCGCGCTATACTGATAAATCTCGGACAGTACAAACTGTGCCTCGCGCGAGATTGCGTAACCAGCCTTGCGAGCGCGTTGAACGCGAGCCTTGAAGTTTTTGCGAGCGCGGGCTGCTTCGGATGGAGAGTTGCGTTTGCGTTTTGAATTAGGCAATTTCAAGCGCCCCCTTTTCCCTCAAATCATCACAAATCCCGTGGAACTCTTGAACGCTCATTTGACCCTTGGTGTATTTAAGCAAATGACCCGGTTTTACAAGCGCTAAAAGCTGATTGTAAAGAGCATAATTAACGCGCATAACTGTTCCTGTAAGCCTAATATAGCGCGCCAATGACAAGCCCGGCGCTACCTTTACAGAGACGGACGCAGACGTTTCGGTGTGCGCGTCTCCTATATCTAGCGTAGCAACGAACTGCCTATTATGATACATGACGATAGACAAACGGTTATAGTTTTTATTATAGACTGCTGACCATTCAAAACCGTAACCTAGATTATACCTTTTAGTTAGCTCAATCTCTTTTTCCTCAATCGCAACCCGCACCCCGGATTTCACTCCGTACCCAATAGGCAAATTGACGTAATCAAGACACTTGCTGGGAACGTTTGGGTATGGGCAATCTAGGCACGATTTTACTTTTCCACAAGTAGCGTCGTTCAAAACAACACCGCCCTTGCAAACACCGGGAACGTCAGAACGATGGCCGCAAGAAGAAAACCGAACAACGCACAACCAACATAATACAAAATGTTTTTCATGTTTTTTACTCCTTTCTAAAATGCGGCCGGGGAAGAAGGAAGGAAAAGAACCCCGGCCGCGAGAGACATATTAGAATTTTTTCTTGGGCTTGGCGGTTTTGGCCGTAGGCTTGTCAGACTGTGGAGCGCTGCCGCAAAATTCGACCTTATCGACCTGCAAGCCCCACGCCGAACGAGTTTCGCCGTCCTCATCTTCCCAAATGTCGCAACGCATTTCACCAGTCAGCAGAATTTCCTGCCCCTTGGCGAAATACTGTTTGACAAATTCGGCCGTTTTTCTCCATGCGGTGCAGCGGAAAAAGTCGGTTTCTTCACGGTTGTGAGCGCGGTCAACAGCGACGGTGAAATTGCAAAGAGCAACTCCGCCATTCGTCTCGCGCAGTTCAGGGTCTGCGCAAAGACGGCCTTTGATAGTAATATTATTCATATAGATAACTCACTTTCTGCCCGTATAGCCGTTAGCGCAGCTTTGTGGTTTTTGGTTAGTCGATTTTCTCAGCAAGGCGGGTAAACGTTTCCACACTCATGGAAAACAGGTGCTCATCCACACTGATAACGTCATATTCTCCAAGGAATTTCACGTTGCCCTCAACGCAACGCTTCTTGAGTTCTGCGCGGATTGCAGCGGCGCCCATATCAACAACCGTGTCGTTGCGCGTCTCAAAACCGTTTTCAGCCTTGACAGGGTATTCAACATTCAGGAGACGGATAGTTCTGCTAATGTTTTTCATAACTTTTTCCTTTCTGCCCTTATCGGCCGGGCCAGCCCTTTATTTGGCCTGTCTCATCAGTCACGGGCGGCCATTCCCATGAGACGGGCAAAATGCCCGTTTCGACTATGTTTAAACTGAACGTTCCCAAATCACTTCAACGTCGAACGTGACGGCGGTGTCGGATGGAATGAGCCGAACGTCTGTAGGGAAGCCACTGCATTGGCAGTCGAGACAAAACATTGCGTCACTAAGTAGGGCTTTGCGAACGTAATAGGCCGAGAGCGTGTAAAGCCCGTCGTTAAAAGTCACTTTTTTCTTGTCAAAGTCCCCCGTATCAGCCTCAAGGGTAAACGTGCGGCGCTGTACGTAGGTTGTGGGCGTGTATTTCATGTAAAAACTTCCTTTCTGTATTTCGGGCGCGTGCCCTCTTTTTTAATATGCGTCACTCTGCATTTATCCGGGCTTGCGACCGGCCGATATAACCGGGCTGCATTACCGCCGGGAAGGCGGGGTTAGATGAAATCAATAATACCGCCCTCCGTGAGTTTGTACCAATAGCCGACGGCCATTTTATCCCATTCGGGCTTGTTGAGAACGTAGCCGCATACCTGATACGTAAATTCCCGAACGTGCCGGCCTGTTGTCGCTGAATAAGACGACCACAAACGCGAAATGTAAATATTGCCGTTTTCAGCTACTTCGACCGCAAGCACGGGCGTGCCGTAACTGTGCAAAATATAATGTGCGTCCGCGCCGGTGTCCACAGACACCATAACTTTGCCATAAAAGGACTTCTGTCTTGCGTGAATGGGTTTCAATTCATACATTGTTAAAACCTCTCTTTCTATGTTCTAAGAAACTGTTTGTTTCCCTCTCTGTGATTATATGATACCATAGAGGCCGCAAAATGTCAAGGCTTTTTTTGAAAAAAAACAATATGAAAATGCGTAAATAA